GGCATGGGGAGAGACGTGAACGATTGCTTGGTGCGCCAGTTCACCAGCCCTAACAAAGTTTTATCGAAGAAGTTCACGGCGGCGCGTGGGTCGAGTCCCGGCGCGCCCAATGCGCGCCGGGATTCGAGGCCGCTTAGATCGGCGTCGGGTTGACGTAATCGACACCCGTGATGAGCACCACGTCCGTATCGCGTGCGCGCAGCCAGTAGGCGAACTGCTCGGCCTTGAGACCGATCAGGTTCTGCTGCCAGAACGACACAAGCGGAGTCGGCGGCGTGGCGGGCGTGTCATCCATCTGCACGGATGCCTCGCGCGACACGTCGACCGTGACGGCGTTGTCCATCGCGAGCAGCACTCCCTGCTGGTCGAGCAGAATGATCTGATCGGCTGGCAGGTACGCGCTCACGATGACCGGATAGCCGAACAGCGTCGGCGGGTTCAGCGTCATCGTCTGGAATGCCGGCTGACCGAAGGCGTTGATCTTCGCCGCCACGGCAATCGCCGTCTGCGGGTTCATGATCCACGTCGGCACGCGCGGCGCGTTGACTTCGTTGAGGATGCCGACAGCGGTCGCGAGGTCTCGCTGAATGGCTTCCACGGTGCTGCCGGCGCTGACGAACGTCTGAGCAGGCGGCAAGCCGTTCGTGATGCCGCCGGGCGAGACGTTCGCCACCGGGGCAATCGTGCTGTCCACGAACTGCCCGTCGAGGAACCCGCTGACGGAGCGGACCAGCGAATCGCGCATCAGCGTTTCGGCCGCCGGATTCGAGAAGCGCGCCAGTTCTTCGGTGATGGCGACAATGATCGCCACTTTCGACCACGGCACGGTCACGAGGTCATAGCTTCCTCGGCCGATGGGCTTGGAGAGACCCTGACCGACCCACTTCACCGTGCCAATCGCCGCGATTTCTCGCGGGATGCGCACGTTGAACGGCACGCGCCGAGCCTGCGTCAGCTTGCCGAGAATCGCCTCGGCCATGACGAGTTCGATGATTTCGTTCGACAGAATTTCCGCATTCACCAACGCACCGGCCCACGCCGGGTCAGTCGTGGTGCCAGCGGGAACCACGGCGCGCGTGATGCCCATCGATTGCGCCCGCAGAATCGAATTCATTTCGGTGTCGTCGGGCCAATGCATCTTGGCGATTTCCTGCGCCTGCATGAAGTTGCCGCGCGAGGCGGCAATAGCCAGGCACATGCGCGCGAAGCGGACGCCTTTCGGTGCGGCGGCGATGGTGATGCGCGGCGCAGCGGCCGGCGCCGACGCCCGCGCGATGATCACTTCCTGCTTTTTCAGCCGCTCGATGGTCGCGTCCAGCGCTTCGATGGCCTTCTCCACTTCGTCGGAAGCGGAGTTTTCTTCGTCATTCATGGCGCGGTTTTCTTTCTCGGATTTTTCCGAGAGTTCCTCCAGCGCCTTCACCTTTGCCGCGCGCTGCTTGAGCAGTTCGGCAATGCGTTCGGAGACAGTCATGGGTTTGGTTCCAAAGTGAGAGGGCGACGGGCCTAACGCGGCGCGGAGAGTTGATAGCCACGCACGCGCAGCCGTTGAATCCGGCGGCGTGCTTCGCCCTGCCGCGCGATGACAGACGCGTCTAGCGGCAAGGCGGTGGCGATCAGGGGTTCGGAAAGTTTCAGCGAGCGGGCGAGCGCGAGCGCATTCGGGTTCGCCGGCACGGAGACCAGCGACAGCTCTAACAACTCTTGCCGCAGGTAGCGGAAGCCGGTCACGCGGTCGTTGTCGTCGCGGATCGGCTCGAAATCTTTTTCGGAATTGACGGTGAATCCCACCGAGACCGCGCGCAGCACCTGCGCCTTCACCAGCGCCCACAGCGAGTCGGCAAGCTCAGAGACGCCGGGCGCGGCGAACTTCACGCGCGCCAGCAGGCGTTGGCCCCAGACCTTGATTTCGGGCACGGTGCCGATGGGCGCCGCGTGGCTGTGCATCCACAGGAAAATCGGGTTGCGCGCGAACTGATCGAGCTGCCAACCGTCCGCCATGATCACGTCGCCGTAGCGGTCTACCGTCTCATCGCTCGCCACGAAGCGCACCGTGCGCTCCTGCGTCTCGTCGATATCGAGCGACGCGGTGCGGTGGATGACGTGCGGGAAGTCGCCGATGGTGCGGTCCATTGCGCAGCTCCTAACGAGTTGCGCGGGACCGGGTGAACCGTCGCCCGCGAGAGAAGCGGAGAATTACGTTTTGGGCGGGGACGGGGCGGGCTTCGGAATACGCTCGCGTATCGCGCGAGACGGACGATGGCGGGAAGCCATTGACGTGCATTCAGGCATCGCATTCCTCGGCGGAGACTGCGGGACCGGATGAACCGTCGCCCGAATGCGCGGGAGTGTAGGCGCGCGCTGATCGCCTCGCAACGGTTCCACGGGTTTCACGTGAAACACATCGGGCCGCGTAGTTAGAGCCGTCGCGGTGCGCGATGCTCATCGCTCTAGCGCGATGACTATGCGTGCACGAATGCCACGCCGCGCGCGCTTCTACCACAGCCGCGCCCCAGATAACGGACAAGCTCGGCGCCCGTAACGGACAAGTCGCCGAATTGAGTACACGCCGAATAGCGATTTCGGCATGTACCTATTTCGCACGCGGAGGCCTCCGCGTGCGTCTTGACGATCAGACGAAGGTGAGCGTAGGCGCAGCCTCGGGCGCCGCTTCCAGCGACATGCGCCGGCCCATCGCCATCAGCAGCGCCACCAGCCCGTCAATTTTCTGTAGCGGGTCGTCCCGATCCTTGCGCGGGTAAATGTTGCCCTTGAAATCTTCCATGACTTCCACGCACGCGACGTTCCACCGCAGCACCGGGTTGCCGTTGTGGTGGAAGCGCCGTTGCCTGACCAGCGCGTCAATCTCTTTCATCGCCGGGGAGAAGTTCGCGACGGTCGGCCGGTATTCGATTACCGGGATATCGAGCGCCGCGAGATCGGCGGCCAGTTTCAACGCCTGCCACGGGTCATAGGCCACGTCTAACAAACGGTGGTGCGTGGCGTCGGTCTGCAGGTCGAGCTGGATCGCGTCGAAGTCGATGACTTCGCCCGGCGTGGCCGTGATCCAGTTCTCGGCCTCCCACGTTTGGTAGCTCGCGTTGCGCCCGTCGACGATGGCGGCTTCCGGCAGATAGAAGTGCGCGAACACGTAGTAATGCGTGACGCCATCCAGCACGCGGGCGAACATCTTGACGCGCGCGGCCAAGTCAATTTTCGCCGCGAGGTCCAGGCCGATGACGCATTCCTCGCCGTTAAATTCCGCCTCGGGCGGCGCGTCGGCGCACGCGTCCCACTGCAGCATGTTCATCCACGAAACGGCGGCGTTGGTCCATATATTCAGGTGCTTTTGCTTGAAGGCGGTCTGCTGACTCGCGATCTGCCGCGCGCGGTGCGCCAGCGTCGCGATGGTGTCCGGGTTTACCGAGCTGCCGAAATTCGGGTTGGCTTTCGCCCAGCTCGCGGGGTCTTCCCAGTTGTCGGCATCGTCGAGCGTGTACACGATGCCGAAGAAGGCTTCGTCCTCCGACTCGCCGCGCAGCACTTTCATCGCGTATTTCCACTGCTCGTAGCCGATGCCCGATTGATTCGCGCCCGCCGTGGTGATCGAGAACAGCAGCGGCTGCGAGCGCTTGCCGGTCGCAGTCACCAGCACGTCATGGATTTCCCGCGTCTTGTGCGCGGCCAGCTCGTCGAGCACCGCGAAGTGCACGTTGAGCCCGTCCAGCGCGTTCGCATCGCGCGACAGCGAACGGAACGTGCTCGCGGTGGCGTCCTGCACGACCGCGTGCGCGTGAATCGAAACGCCGTACTTCGCGCGGAAGGCGGCATCGGTGCGGGCCATGTGCTGCGCGAGGTTGAACACGATGCGCGCTTGATCGCGCGTGACCGCCGCCGCGTACACCTCGGCGCCGCCTTCGCCGTCGAGCGCCAGCATCAGCAGGCACAGCGCGGCGGCGAGCGATGACTTGCCGTTGCCGCGCGGCACGGCGACGAACGCATAGTGGAACCGACGTAGGCCGGTGGTTTTGTCGACCCAGCCGAACAGACTGCCCACGATGAATTTTTGCCACGGGCCGAAACGGAACCGCTTTCCCGCGCGCGGCCCGCGCACCTCGCGGAACATCTGAATGGCGCGCAGCGCGCGCTCGGCCTTCTGGGCGTTGAACGTGTAGGGCCAGTCCGCCGCCTCGATGCGTGCGAGATCGTGCTCGTGGCGCTTGCACGCGCGGCGCACCCATTCGCACGCGATCACGTGCGAAGTCAGCACGTCACGCGCGTATTGCAGCGCTTCGGCGACGTTCGGGAAGTCGGTGCCCAGCTCCGCGAGATCGTCATCACGGACCTGCAATTCGGGCGGTGGGCCGGAGATCGCCGCCATATGCAGCGCAATGGCGCGCTGTCGCCGCGCTTTCGGATCAGTATCGATTTCCTCGCGGCGTTTCTTCGCCCGGGCGGCGCGCTTCTCTTTTTCGTGCTGCCGGCGCTCGGCATCGTTCGACCACTTGCGCGGTCGGCCTCGCTTGCCGTTGGGCGGCTGGTTCTCGGTTCCCGGAATGTCGATCTGATCCACGCGCGCGCACCTTGCGCGCGGGACCGGATGAACCGTCGCCCGCGTCTAACCGTTGTTCGTCAATCGCCGATCAACTGCCGCGCGTCCTCGGGCGTCATTTCCGGGAACATGCTCGGCCACGCCTTGCGCTCGAAGGCTTCGATTGCATCCACCAGCGCCAGCAGGCGCCGGCCTTCGGGCGTGTCGGTCTCGGGGTCGGTCTGCATCAGCGCCGTGCATTCGGCGATGTAGCCGTGATACTGCGCCATCGTTGTGATGACTTCCGGCTCGGGCGGCATGTTCATTGGTCGCGTGCCTCTAGCTTCTCAATGATGATCGCGCCCTCCAACAATCGGACGCGGCCCGTGATGCTGGCCGCTGCGCGCGGCCCGTAGCGCCTCGCGATGTCCGCCAAGTCGACATGCACCGCGACGCGGTGGTGCTCGATGGGCGCCGGCTCGCGGCGTTTCAGTTCGATTTCCTGCTCGTGTATTGCGTTCATGCGTCCACCCAGACCCACCCGAAAGCCCATCGCATCATCTGCCGATGTAGCCAGCTCGGGCGTCGCGTCAAGTGAAACCCGAGGCCGTGCCCGACGCCGCCTATCCAGTAAGCGCCGACAGCCGGCGGCGGCATCTGCAGCGTGATGCTCGGCTCGTTCAATTGATTTCATCCCACGAAGTTTCACCGCCCGGCAGTCCCGAGACGCGCGGCCCCGAGATCGACACGCGGCCTGCCGGCGTCGCGCCGACTTCCGCGTAGGCGAGACGCAACTGGTTCCAGAGATCGCGGCTCAGGCGCGCATAGGGTTGCAGTTCGGGCTTGCCCGAGGGTGCGCGCATCACGAGCCCGAGCTGGGTGCACTTCGCATCGGCTTGATTGACGCGCACTTGCAACTTGGCGATCTGCGCGAACGCACCGCCGTCGCCCGTGCCGTGCACGCCGGGGATCACCACGTGCTCCATGAGGTAGTCCCAGACGGCCCGCTCCTCGGGGCTGAACACCACGCCCGGCGGAATTAGCGGCGTGGCGTTGATCTTCGGTCGGTCGTCTTTGTGCCGCTCCGGGTGCGCGTCCCCTCGAATCAGTTTCAAAACGGTTGCGGTTGGTCTGCGAGACATACGTGAGCCTATCTAGCGGGAGACGCGCCGCCGCGTCGAGCCACGCTCCGGCGCATGGCGAAACACGCGGAGGTGGCGGCGACGCGGCAGCGAGTCATGGAATGCCGCGCCCGGGATTTTGCCGCGCGGGCCGATTCGGCGGAAGTCGGCGCCGGCATCGCGCGCAGAGCTTGCGCAGCGGCGGCGCGTCTACGGGCCGGGCGTAGAGCGTGCGTGGGCCACGTCCGCGTGGGCCCCGCCGTCGAGTTCCGGCCGGTCGCCGGAAACTCGAGACCGGACCCGAACCCGGTTCCGGTTCTAGGACAATTTGTCCTAACTGAAAAACCCCATTCGGAGGCGCGAAAATTCGCGCAAACGCGTCGCTGGGGAAGTTGGCGCCCGGGAATTTTCACGTCCCCCCCGTACCCCCGTCCCCCCAGCGCGTGGCTGGCTGAAACGCTTTATGGGCTGAGTTCTCGCGAGGGTACGCTGCGCGAGGGGCGCGGCCGAAGGCCCCGTCATAGCGCGCTGTCTTGCGATCATGACATCGCTTGCACAGGGCCTGCAGGTTGTCGCGATCAAAGAAAAGCGAATTACTTCCACGATGCGGGCGCACGTGGTCAACGATGCACGCGGGGCGCGCGCAATTCTTTGTAG